CAGCAAAAGAAAACATCACAATTAACTACGAGGTTATAAAATGTGAACCTAAATTTGCAGTAATGAAAGCAACAGCATATATTACCACAAAACCAAATGCAAATATAGAAACTTTTGGTTCAGCACTTAAAGGAGATAATTACAAAGATGGTAATTGCAATTCTTGGTATGTGGCCGAAATGGCAGAAAAAAGAGCATTGAGTAGAGCGGTGCTAAAATTAACTGGCTTTTATGAATTAGGAGTTTTTGGAGAAGATGAATCAGATGATTTTAAAAAGAAATAAATGAAAATAAAAGAAGAATTTAAAAGTTTAATACCACCATTAACAACGGAAGAATTTAAGCAATTAGAAGATAATTGTTTAGCCGAAGGTATAAGAGAAAAAATACTTACTTGGAATGGTTTTATTATAGATGGACATAATAGGTTTAAAATAGCTACAAAGTGGAATTTAGAATATGAAACCGAAAGCAAACATTTTAAAAATGAAATAGATGTTAAAATATGGATGGCTTACAACCAATTAGGTAGAAGAAACTTAATGGATTTTGTAAAAGGCGAACTATATTCTACTATTGAAGAACTTGAAAAAGAAAAAGGGAAAATTATTTCAGAACAAAAATCGGTTTTTAAAGGTAATCAACATTCTGCTCCGTTATCAATAATTGATAACGAACCAAAACATAACACGCAAAAAATAGTTTCTAAAAAACTTGGATGGAGTACAGGTAAAAAAGCAATGTTTGACGTAATTAAAAAGAAAGCACCAGAAGAAGTAAAAGCAAAATTAAGAACTGGCGAAGTAAGTATTAATACTGCATATCAAGAAATAAAGAAAGAAGAAAAGAAGGCAGAAATTGCACAAGTTAGAATTGATATTGAAAAAGGTGTAAGTAATGTTGACATAAACAATATTCCAGAAAAATTTGATGTAATATATGCAGACCCACCTTGGAGATATGATTTTGCTGAAAGTAGTAGTAGAAAAATAGAAAACCATTATACCACAATGGACAATAAAGATATTGCCAATATGAAAGTACCAGCAAAAGATAATTGTGTTTTGTTTATGTGGGCAACATCACCAAAATTAATTGAAGCTATTGATGTAATGAAAGGTTGGGGTTTTACATATAAAACACACGCAGTCTGGGATAAAGAAAAAATAGGAATGGGTTATTGGTTTAGAGGGCAACACGAACTTTTAATGGTAGGTGTAAAAGGCAAGGTTTCACCACCAGATGCAAGTATTAGAATAAGTAGTGTTATTAGGGAAGCAAGAGGTAAGCACAGTAGAAAGCCAGATTGTGTTGCTGAATACATAGAACTTGCTTTTTACAATAAAAGCAAAATAGAACTGTTTTGCAGAGAACCAAGAAAGGGTTGGTATAGTTATGGGAATCAGATATGAATAACTACGATAAACAATTAAAACAATCTTTAAGTAAAGAGGATAAAGATTTTTGGTGTAATTTTATAGATAAAACTATTGATTGGGATGTTAATTTAAACCAAGAATATGATGGAATTGATGCTATAATTGAAAATAAAAACATTCAATTTAAGTTAAGGGAAAAATATTATAATGATATTCTTATCGAATTTTCCCATAGTAATGGAGAAAGAGGATGGATAAATAAATTACAAAAATGTGATTATATTATTTATGGGTGGAGAAATTATAATAAAATTTTTATTTTTGATTGGGAAAAACTTACGTATTTTTGGAACAATAATCAAGTTTTGTTATTTAAGAAGTATGGAAAAAAAAATGTGCAAGCAGCAATAAATAAAAATAAAATAACATATAATTATTCCATACCATTTAAAGAATTAAAAGATATATATACAGTAAAAGAAACACGAGGTATTGCGTGTATTGACAATACCAAAACTAAATAAATAAATTATGAGTACATTAATCGTAGGGTCAATTAGAGTTGACAAATTACCAAAGGAAAAATTCATCAAAGGAAAGGATGGAGCAGTTTATTACAATCTTACAATTTCGGTTGGAGATGAAACAAGATACGGAAATAACGTATCTTTTACGGATTCACAAACTAAAGAAGAACGTGATGCAAAAGTAGCTAAAACTTATTTAGGAAATGGAAAGGTTGTATGGACTGATGGAACTGTAAAACTTGCAGAAAGAGAAGAACAAGTTTCAGTTGCAGTAGATGAACAAAGTGGAGATTTACCATTTTAAGAATTAACCAATTTTAATTAATGGGTATAGTTTTTATAATTATACCCATTTTTTTTATATATTTAACAAATGGAAAACAAACAAACAGAAAAACAAACCGAACATAAAATGTTAATGGAATATATCGAACAAGATTGTTCTGTAGATATTACAAAAAAAATACCATATCCACCAGTTGCATTATCTTATGGAGAAAAATTAATAAGAACAAATAAAGAAGATATATTAGTGCCAATAGCATTAGGAACATTTGGAAATTTAAGCGTAATTACAGCCCCACCTAAAACAATGAAGACATTTTTTGTATCTTTACTAGCATCAGCTTTTTTAAGTGGAACAAATATATATGGTGGTAAAATAAAAGGACATAGGAAAAATGGTCATTTAATCCACATTGATACAGAGCAGGGACAATGGCACGCATCTAAAGTTTTTAGGAGACCCTTAGATATGGATTCAAATATAGAACAAGATAAATACCATACCTTTGCATTAAGAACTGTGGGTTTTAAAGAACGTTTAGAATTTATTGAATATTATTTAAATGAAAAAATTAATAGTCCTTCATTAGTTATTATAGATGGTGTAGCAGACTTATTAGCTGATGTAAATAACATTTCAGAAAGCAATAAATTAGTAAGTGATTTAATGAGAATATCAGCACAAAAAAATTGTCACATAATAAATGTAATTCACCAAAATTATGGTAGTGCAAAACTGGGTACTGGACATTTAGGTTCGGCACTAGAAAAAAAAGCCGAAACAGTAATACAATTAGAAGCTAATACAGTAAATAAAAATTGGGTAACAGTAAAATGTGGAAGGAGCAGGGGATATTGTTTTGAAACATTTAGCTTTGAGGTTAATGAAAAAGGATTACCTACAATAGTAAATGATTTATATGACCCTTTAGGATGATAAAAAAAACAATGATTTTAATTGCTAAAAGGCATCAAGAATGGATTTATATGGCTAAATCTTTAGGTTTAAAACAAGTTATAGCTGAAGACATTGTGCAGGAGATGTATATTAAAATACAATTAAAGCTGGAAAAGGGATTAGATATTACTTATGAAGATGATATAAATACTTTTTACATTTACAAAACTTTAAAATCATTATTTATAGACTTAAAAAGGAAAGGCAAAAATATTACTATTTATTCAATGGATGAAGTAAGGCCAGAAAATAATGAAAAAAGAATAAATATACAATCATATACTACCGATATTAATTATGATGAAGCCTATGAAAAAATACAAAATGAATTATCAGGAATGTATTGGTACGATAGAAAAGTTTTTGAAATAATTAATGGACAAGAAAGTATTGCTGAACTTTCACGAAAATCAAAAATACCATACTATTCTTTATATAATACATATAATAAAGTTAAAATCAAACTAAAAAAACTTTTAATAATAATAGTAATAATAATTTTATTATGAAACTTGGAAACATTATTTATTATATTACAAAATATACAGGTATTAAATACCTTATTGATACTTGGCATAAATACAAAGGCACTAAATGTAATTGTGATAGTAGAAGAAAAAAACTAAATGAAATACAAATTAAAAGATGGTAAAATTTAAAAAACTTGATTATGCAAAATGGGAGAACTTTAGATTGGGTACAAAATCACACCTTGACACAGCAGAGTTTGAACTGGTTTGCAAGTTACACAGCACCTACTACAAACATAAATACGAAAAACCTTGCACTTGTAATCCAAGAAGAATAAAACAATGGATTAAAGATTTGAATGTAATATGGGATAATGGGGTTGAGTAAAATTAATAAACTTGAGAAGGCAATGGTATTGCTTTTAAATTTAGATGGTTGGGAATTAGAATGGACTGGTAAGGGTTCTGAAAGATATGATGCTAAAGGTAAAACACCTAAAGGTTTTAATTGCATTGTAGAGATGAAATTCAGGAACAAGTACTATAAGACTAAAATGTTAGAAAAAGACAAGCACGATGCTCTAATGGCTTTTGAGGGTGTAAAGATTTACTTTGTTAGCGACCCTGAAGGAAATTACATCTATCATCTAAATACTTTAGAATTACCTAAAGCTGTAAAAAAATATTGTCCTGATACTACGCTATGGACAAACAAAAGATTATTAAAAGAAGTTTACTTGCTAAATGAAAATCAGGCAGTTATCATTAATCTAAATGATAAATCACAGATTATAAGAACTGAATATGGTTTGCTTTAGAAAAAGTAACTTAAAAATAAGTTATTAAATATTTTGTTTATAAGTTTATTTATTATATATTTGTTTAACATTAATAATTAAAAAAGGTAGGAGTACAGAATAATTTTATAGATAACAAAGAATTTATAAAGCTTCTAAAGTTAGAGAAAACTTTTTTAACCTGAATTAATTTAAAACAAAATAAATGAAAATCACAAACGAACAAGTAATTAAAATTTCGAACTTAAGAACAAATTTAATCGAATTGTATAATAACAACGAAAGCGGAATTAATTATACAATGATTAGAGATTTAGACCAAACAATTGAGGAAATAATTAAATAAATTAACAATGGAAGTAAGCCAAGCAGTATGGGATGGTCTTAAAAGACAAATAGAAACCCTAACAGAAGAAGATAAAAACATAACTGATGTTACTATTACTTATCAAGTAAAGCCATCAGTACAAAGAAACTATTTAAAATTAACAGTTACACAAGGGGGTGTAACCTTAACATAATACAACTCGTCATTGGTTATACGCAGGAGCATCCCTTTTTAAAACAAACACAAATGAAAGATAAAGACAGAATTAAAGAATTAGAAGCACAATTAGCACAGAAGCATACTTATGTACACGAGATACATACTTTGCATTGTAGCGACGGAGAATTATATCTTGGTTATGGAGATAAAGATAATTGCCTTGTTATTAATGTAGATACATTTTATAAAGACTTACCATCAATTATTTCATTGGTATCTAAAGAAAACACAAAGCAACAGAAAATGTATACTGAAATGATTAAAGAATCACTTGAAGAATTATGATATTATTAGTAGATGCAGACAGTTTAATATTTGCTTCTTGTTATAAGAAACGAGAGCATCCTGAAGATGAAAAATACTACACTAACATAGAAGATGCAAGGGCAAAGTTTGACCAGCAGTTTATGAAGATAGTAAATGACTTGGAAGAAAAATATACCATAGATAAAGTCATAACATTTAGCGGTTCAAAAGGAAACTTTAGAAAACTTATAACACCAGTTTACAAAGCTAATAGGAAAAACCAAGAACTACCACCATTATTACACGATATGCACCAATTTGTAAAAGACCAATATGATTCAATATATGGCTTTGGAGTTGAAACAGATGATATGGTTGCAAGATACTGGAAACAGATTGCTGATGATATTGGTAGGGATGAAGTTATGATAGTCAGCATAGATAAGGACTACAAACAGTTTCCTTGTTTAATGTATAATTATCATTACAAACATCAGGTTGTTTTAGATATATCAGAAGATGAAGCAATGTTTAATTTCTATGAGCAATGCATCGTTGGCGATACTGCTGACAATGTAAACTACTTTAAGGGCAAAGGAATTAGATTTGCAGAAAAATACTTTGCAGATTGTACAACAAAATACCAATACACAAAAAAGTTATACGAACTATTTAAACAAGAATACAAAAGTAAAGCAAGGCAAAAATATACTGAATGTTATAACCTTTTAAAATTAAGAACAAATTAATATGAAATACGAAATTGAATTACAAATGATAAAAGATTATGTAGACAAATGCGCTGGATATGATATATCAGATAAAAGGCGTGATGCTGAAATAGTAAAGTTTAGAACTTTATATTTTAAATTAGCAAAACAAACTACACATTGGAGTTTACAAAAAATTGGCAATATGGTAGATAGAAACCACGCAACCGTATTGCACGCTCAAAATAAATTATTTTCTGAAATAAGTAAGGATAGAAAAATGATTAAATTATACAGGTATTATAAGAAAGTTATATTAAAGCACCAAGAAAGCCAAGTTTATGAAGATGAATGTTATAATAAACTTCAAGATAAATATAATAAATTATTAATACATAATGAAACTTTAAATCAAATGCTGAGAAAGGATGGCTTAACAGAAAATGAAATAAATTACAGACAACTAGATTTTGATGAAAAAATAAAATATGATGAACGTGCTGCATTAGTTCTTAAAAGTTTTAATTGGAAAGCAAGAAACGAAGAAGCTGAACATATAATAGGTTCGCCAAATGTTTCGGATGCAAGGGGAATATTATAAACAACAAAAAACAAAACTATGGATTGGGAATTAGAAATTGCATTACATTATCCGCATCATAAATTTATGTTAGGCTGGGAAGTTTTAAATCCAACAGAAGAATTTAACTACACAACATTAAAAATATCATTATTGATAGTAACGTTTACTTTAGACTTTTAATATGAAAAAGATAATACAAAAGATGCAGCAACTTATTGATAAACTTCCTAAAGGAGAAAGACGAAAACAATTACTTAAAAAACTGATTAAATTAAAGTTAGGTAAAAAAACAAATTAAATACGTTATATATATGGAGTTAGTAAAGATTAATAAGGTAAAAGCAAATGAAACAAATCCTCGTTTAATTAAAGATAGTAAGTTTAAAAAACTTGTAACTTCAATTAAAGAATTTCCAGAGATGTTAAAACTACGACCTATTGTAGTTAATAAAGATATGGTTGTGCTGGGTGGTAATATGAGATTAAAGGCTTGTAAAGAAGCTGGACTTAAAGAAGTATATGTTTTAAAAGCAGATGATTTAACAGAGGAACAACAAAAAGAATTTATTGTAAAAGATAACGTAGGATTTGGGGAATGGGATTGGGATATATTAGCTAATGAATGGGATGTAGATTTGCTTGAAGAATGGGGATTAGAAATAAATATAGATAATGTTATTGATAAACTTGAAGAAGATGATGATATTGAATTACCACAATCAGTTCAATTAGAACCACCAAAAGAATATATTCTTATTATGGCAGAACCAAATTCTGTGGATTGGGAAGAATTAAAAGAAACTTTAAAACTAAAAATGGTTAGAAATGGTGGATATAAAAAAGGTAGTGCATTTGAATCAGTTAGTTTAGAGAGAGTATTATATTGGGATGAATTTAAAAAAAGATTAAAAGATGTTAATAGCAGTACCAAGTAAAGGAAGAGCGGGAATTACAAAAACAAACAAAATTTTTAAAAACACAGCAACGTTTTTTGTACCACAAAGCGAATATCATCAATATAAAGATATTGTTAAAAATGTAGTTTCTGTACCAAATAAAATACAAGGAATAACAAAAACAAGAAATTGGATATTAAACTACACAGATGAAAAACGAGTAGTTATGATTGATGATGATATAAAAAAATTAGGATAT